GAAGGGTCTGCCTCCGCTGCAAGCCACGCAGGTGGTCAAGCCTACCATCGTGAGAACTCGCGGCGGTAACACGATGAGTGCTTGGCATGTTTCCTGCGGACACCTGGATAGGGACAATCGGGCCAAGGAACGCGGCAGAACATTTCAAGGCATTGCAGATGCAATGGCGGAGCAGTGGGGATAGTATGGCCGACAACATCAAAATGTCATTCCGCCTGGAAGGGGCCGAGCAGCTCAAGCAGCGACTCTCGGCCCTGGAGGGCAAAGTTCACAACAAGATAACTCGCGATGCCGTCCGCGCCTCCGGCAAAGTGCTCCTCAAGGCCAGCAAAGATTCCGCGAAGTCGATGGTCGGTGGCAAGATGGGCCGTAAGCTGGCCAGTGCTATGTCCCTCCGCAAGCAGAAGAGGCGCTTGCCGAGATTCGTCCAGATTATGAACATACTCTTCCGCACGGCGGGCAAAGGCGGGGGCCTTGTTCACGATTCCAAGAAGGGCCGCCGCACGTTCATTCCGGCCGCCATCGAATACGGCCACGGGGCCAGCAAGAATAAGGCCGCCATCCCCTTCATGCGAACAGCGTTCAAGAGAACGGCGGCTGAAGTGACAGCTAAGCTGGGCAAAGCACTGAGAGATGGCATTGAGCAGGAGGGCCGCAAGTGAGTGAATGCTTGGAATATCCTGAAGATGACGCTGCGATAGACGAAGCAGAGAGCCGATACAAGCGAGACGACTGCCCTTTGGCGGGCGGTCCATTGTGCTGTGAAGATTGCCGCGAGTGTGCGGTATGGTAGAGGTCTGCAAATGAGTAACATAAGTACAGCCATCGTTGTGTTGCTTCGTGCAGACACCAGCGTAGCTGCTCTTGTCGGCACTCGCATCTATCCGAACTACGCGCCGCAGAATTATACGCTGCCGGTCATCGTCTACACGCGGCTATCCGCCGGTCGTGTGCGCAGCGCCGACGGCAGCACTGGCATGGTAGCCATGAACATGCAGCTATCCTGCTGGGCGGCAACGAAGGCCGGAGCAGAGACACTATCGACGGCTGTGCAGTCGTGCCTCGATGACTACAGCGGCACGTCGGACGGAGTAGTTATTGATGTTATCAGCATGGACAACGAACTCGACGCTCCTATCGTGGAACCAGACAACGAAGAGCACAATGAGTTCGGCAAGATACTTGAATTTGAAATCTGGTATGAGGAGTAACCTATGAGTGCGACCCATGGTTTTGGAACTACTCTGGCCGGCGCTACGGCTGGCACAATCGGCGAAGTGCGGAAGTTAGATATCTCCGGCCGCAAGAGAGACAGCATCGACGTATCGAGCTGCGACTCCACGAGCAGCGCCCGCGAGTTCATCCCCGGCATGTATGACGATGGAGAAATCAGCGTAGAGGTTATCTACGACGGCGGCAATGCGGGCGTTGCCAATGCGCTGAACTCCGCGTTCACCGGCAAGGCTGCTGAGACATGGACGATTACATTCCCGGACACCAGCACTTTTGTGGGCAGCGGTTTCATCACAAGCCTGAGCACGGCATCTGCTTTCGAGAGTGAAATCACACAGTCGTTGACCATCAAGTGTAGCGGCGTTTGGACGTTTACCGACGTGGCTGTGTAAAGCAAAAGAATAGGAGGATGTATGTCACTGACAAGAGATGAATTTCTGAGTCTGCCAAACAACAAGATAGCGCAGGTTCCGCTGCTGGAAAACCGCGTAATATACGTCCGCGAGATGTCCGGCCTTGACCGCGAACGATTCGAGCTGGCGTGCTACAAACACAGTGAATCCGATGAGCTATACAGCGCACGCGCCCTGCTGACGATATTCTGTACGTGCGACATTGATGGCAGCCTGTTGTTCACCGAGGATGATCTGGATGCCGTCTCTCGGAAGCCCGCCGCTCTACTCGACGCCATCTATCGGGCCGCAATCGAACTGAATGCTCTCGGCCAAGATCGCGTGCTGGCTCTCGCAAAAAACTCCGAGACAGCCACGGATGGCGATTCGCCTACCGACTAGCACTGGCGATGGGCCGGCTCGACGTGCGGCGGATGCTCTCTGAGATGTCCAGCACCGAGCTGGCATACTGGCAGGCTTACTATCACGTCGAGCCCTGGGGCGAATGGCCGGCCGAGCGCCGAGCCGCCATACAGGATACGCTGATCGCTGGGGCGGCTGGTAGGAGGTGCTCACCGGACGAGTTTCTGCCAGAATCTTGGAAGGCCTCCAAGAAGCTGCAAACATGGCACGAAATGAAGAACGCGGTACTCATGCACTTTGGCAGTAGAGGATAGCTGATGGCAGTCATTGCACAACTACTCGCCCGTGTTGGCCTGGATTCATCCGGCTTTGATCGCGGCGCTCAGCGGACGAAGAAGAGCCTGCGTGGCATCGCCGAAGAATCAGCGCGCGCCCAGAAACGCTTCCAGGCGTGGGCTGCCGCAGGAGCCGCTCTTGGTGTAGCATACCTTGCTGCGCGCAGATTGTACGGCGTGATGAAGTCTATTGTCAGTATGGCCGCCGAACAAGAAGCCGTACAGCGCAAGATCTACGCAGCCCTGAATCTCGTCGGCGCTGGTACGGATGAAAATGTAGCCAAGACGGTTGCCTTCGCTACGGCTATCCAGCGTCTAACCACCCTCGGCGATGAAGAGCTGCTACAACAGATGGCCATTGGCAAGGCAATGGGCCTGACTACCAAGCAGCTCGGCGAAGCTACCGTGGCCGCCGTAGGTCTTGCGAAGGCCTACGACAAAGACTTGGCGACCGCTATGCGCATCGTCGCCCTTGGGGCTCAGGGTGAGACAACGCAGCTCAAGCGCATGGGCATCATTATCGACCAGAGTCTCAGCCCACAGGAAAAATACAATGAGCTGATCCGCCGAGGAGCGGAAGCATTTCGTTTGGCCTACGAAGAAACGCAAACAGCCAGCGGAGCCATGATTCAGGCTCAGAATCGCATCGGCGATGTCAAGCAGGCTATAGGCAGGGAACTGCTGCCGACTGCGGCCCACGCATTCAAGGGTATCGCAAGCCTCCTCGAAGCCAACCAGACAGATATGGCCGCGTGGGCTACCAATTCCGCTACGGCAATAGCACACGTCGTATCCGGGTATCTCGAACTACAGCACGCCGCCGGGACGTACCTTGAAAAAATCGCGGCTCCGAGGATTGCCAAAAAAACCGCCTTCGATAGATATTTGCAGGAATTTCCAGAAGACCTTGTGGCGGCAAGGGCCGCAATGGAGAAGGCGAGCAAACGTCCTTGGTTTATCGACATTCGGCCTACGGGTACGAACGAAGTGTGGAATTTCCTGACTCCCTCGCACCCAGAACGGCTCAAGGAACTGGAGAATCAGCTTCGTGATGAGCAGAATATGGTCATGCGAAGCCGCGAAGAGCTGCGCAAGCAGATATTGGCGAAACCTTTAACCAGCAAGTATGAGATTCCAGAGCTGAGTCTATCCGCCGAGGCCGACAAAGGCGAGCTGGCAAACCGCGAGGCCCTTGATATCGTCGGCAAGTCGATCTACGCGGTACACTTGAAGCAGCTTGACGCACAGCGCGCCATCACGAACGACTACAGGCAGAGCAATGAATATCTTCGCATCCAGCAGGAAATCGAAGAGGCTACAACGGAAGACCTTACTCTACGTAAGTCGCTCATGGATACCCTCAATAGAAAGTTTGAGGGCATCGAACAAGCAAAGCGCCTCAAGGCCGCCAACAATGAGATGGAGTCCGCCTTCAAGCAGAACATAAACGCGATGCTCTGGGAAGGCCAGTCGTGGGGCGACTCCATGATAAACATTGTGAAGGCTATCACTGCCGAGATTATCAACATGATCGTAGTCGAGCAGGCCGCCAAAGCCGCAGCAGGGGGCATAAGTAAAGTGTTCGGTATTGCGCTGAATGCTGTAGGGGCTGCCGCTGGAAGCAGCATTGGTTCGGCCTCCACGTCGCCTACAGTATCCAGCTATCCTCAAGCGACTGCCATGCACGAAGGCGGCCTTGTTGGCTGGCCCCGATTGCACGGCGGCCTTGCGGCGGATGAGTTTCCGGCAATCCTTCAGCGCGGTGAGGCCGTGACGCCGAAGGGCGGCCTCCAGGCGACCGTGAACATCATCAATCAGACCGGCCAGAACGTGAAGGGCAAGGTAACGCACACACAATTCGACGGCCGAAAGTATATAACCTCTGTCGTGCTTGAAGACTTGAATAACTATGGCCCTGTGCGGCAGGCATTTGAGGGGATGGGAAAATGAAAATTACGAAGGCGACAGCTTGTATTACAATGACTATTGGTTTGCTGTGGCTGACATTGTGTGTTTTGCCACTTGTAGTACAGCCGCAGATGAGCAGCATCCATTCGGCCGTACTCGTCTACAACGACTCTGGCCACGGCTCCGGCGTCGTGATCGGAGCGAACAAGGTTCTGACGGCGGCCCACGTAGCTCGACACGATAACATGCGCGTGCGCTGTGACGACGGCAGCGAATATAAGGTGATCTCTGTAGTGTTCGATCCGAATTCCGATGCTGCGCTACTGACTCTTGATAGCGAGGTGTCCGTGCCCATCGTGCTCGTGGCTTCTCAGGATGCTTCTATTGGAGCTGAAATACAGTGCGTCGGCACGCCGGAAGACCCAAACTATCTGAACGCCCTATTCTATGGACGCGTTGTCAAGGCAGGCGTTGCTGTTGGGCATTGGCCTGTTGCGTCTCTTGTGGACACTCACTGCTATTCGGGATGCTCCGGCGGTCCGGTATTCTGCGGAGGGCGGCTCGTTGGCATACATGTAGGCAGTAACGGGTGTGTGGGCTGCATACTGCCGTTATCCGAATTCCAGGAGATTCTGCCATGCCGCTGACCTTTCCGACGCTGTCCAGCGAGCCGATATACTATGCCTGGCAAGAGAGTCTCCACGCTGACCCTACGTTCGTATCAGCCGCCGAACAGGGCTGCATGCTCAGCCGTCTGCGGGCGACTGTACAGTACAAGTGGTGGCACGTCGAATACCGGGGCGTCTCCGGGACCGACAAGCTGACCGTGGAGACCTTTCAGACCTCCGTGGGCGTTGGTGCGGACAAGTTCTACTACACGTGCCCTACGGACGCCACTGAGTATCTTGTGCGGCTCACAGGCCCCATGCAATTCCGGCTTGATCCGAGCGACAACAGTCTGTGGCAGATCGACTTCGATATCTACGGCGAGCAGGCTATCGACAGTGGTACGACGGAATACTATAGTGAGTTGGCAATCCTCGTGCCGCAGCTCGGCGCTGGCGTCGATGACAGCGGCCGGCCGATACTTGCCTGCCCGGACACAGCGACCGTGAAGTCCATCGGCATACTCTACAACGGCGCGCCGGCGGACATTGACGACGACAACACGGCCGTAATCACAATCAAGAACGGGGCTGGCGACACAATAGGCAGCATTACCTACGATACCGCTAATCAGCCGACGACCAACGGCTATGACAGCATCGACGGCTCTCTCAGCGAGTCGCTGGCCGCCGGCGAAGTGTGGACGGCCGATATCACGCAGGGGACGACGGCGAATCTGGCCGAGATGTATTTCATAACCACGCTTTACGTGGGAGCATAGCATGTCCGTCTACTGCAAACAAGTTGGCACGGGCAACTCGGCCCGTCTGCATACCGGCTCTGCCGTCGTGGACGCCTACCCGTTTACGATTGCCGGCTGGGCCAAGCCGAACGCCGCAGCGATGGCCCTTGGGGCGGGCACAGTTGCCGTCAGTACTGCGCCGCCTAGTACCGAAGGACACAGTGCCAGATTCAGCGGAGCTACAGCCGGTGATCCCGTACGCGCGGTCAGCTTCATTGGCGGGGCATCCGGCATTGCAGCCTCGACGGCTGGCTTCTCGCAGGATACTTGGACGCATTTCGCGGCAGTGTTTTCGGCCGCCGACTCGCGGGCCGTCTACATCGACGGCGGGGACAAGGGCACAGATGCTACAAACAAGGCCATCGGCACGCTGGTAGACACGTTCGTCGGGGCGCACAATTACACGGATGCCACATTCGACGGATATATTGGCTTTGTGGGCGTCTGGGATACCGACCTATCCGCCGACGAAGTGGCATCGCTGGCTGGCGGCGCATACCCAGATGCCGTGCAAGCCGAACATCTGGTAGCCTACTGGATGCTCGTAGAAGACGGCACGGAAGAGATCGACAACCAGCAGCTAACAGACTACAGCGTCGGCCCGCAGTGGTTCGTTGATGACAACCCCCTGGACCCCGGCGGCGAGTGGACGCCTCCAGATGGCTTCACGGACCCGGAGAGCGCCTGGAGCAACGAGGCCAACGCCTACGACGACAACGATGCGACGTATGCTCAAAGCTGGGTACACGCGAGCAGTACGTCAGAGTGGTTGTACCTCACGCT